TATCAATGTGGAGCTTGATCCAAATAATTTAGGATCTGGAAGTTTTGAACTTGATTGGAATGAAATATTTCTTGCCAAATTAATGCGAGCTGGGTTTACTGGAAAAACAGATCAGCAAATTGTTGACCAGTGGTTCAATTTGATTTGTAGAAATGTTATTGCAGAAAACTTCGAGCAAGAAATGGCTGACCCCGCTAAAAGATCAACTGTTGATCGACGAGATATTGGCGGCGGCTATTCTGAAATGAGTTAATTAATAACAATTTACTTGACTGTTGCGTCATTAACTGCTATTATATTGGCATGACAAAATATTTAATTATTGACACGGCAAATACATTTTTTCGAGCAAGACATGCAGCTCATAGAGCTAGTGATCTAGAGACAAAAGTAGCATTTGCCATTCACGTTACATTATCCAGTGTCAATAAAGCCTGGCGTGATCAACGAGCCGATCATGTGGTTTTCTGTCTCGAAGGTCGCTCTTGGCGCAAGGATTATTATGAGCCTTATAAGAAAAATCGAGCAGTAGCCAGAGCTGCATTAACTGCATCTGAACAAGAGGAAGATCAAGCGTTTTGGTCAGCCTTTGATGATCTAAAAACTTTTGTGTCAGAAAAAACCAATTGCACAGTATTGCAACATAGTCGATTGGAAGCTGATGATCTAATCGCTGGATGGATACAAAATCATCCCGAAGATCATCATGTTATTGTTAGTAGTGATACTGATTTTTATCAACTGTTGTCCGAAAATGTTCAACAATATAATGGTATCAGTGATGAGTTACATACATTAAATGGGATCCTAGATAAGAAAGGTCGATTAGTAATTGATAACAAGACCAAAGAGCCTAAAAAAATTCCTGAACCCGGTTGGATCTTATTTGAAAAATGTATGAGGGGCGATCCGACTGATAATGTTTTTAGTGCATATCCAGGCGTTAGAGCTAAGGGCACAAAAAATAAAATAGGTCTAATAGAAGCATATTCGGATATGACAAAAAAAGGATTTGCTTGGAATAACATGATGTTGCAAAAATGGATAGATCATAATGGTGTGGAACATCGTGTATTGGATGATTACAATAGAAACAAGACATTGGTTGATTTAACTGCACAGCCAGAAGATATTAGGCAAATTATCAATCAAACTGTTATTGATAAAGCAGTGACTTTAAATAGACCTATGGTAGGTGCTCAATTTTTAAAATTTTGTGGTCGACATCAACTTAACAAGATCAGCGAACAGGCCACGAGCTATGCTGAATTTTTATCAACAGGATATTCAAAATGAAAAAACTTATTAAATATGCAAAAACTGACACATCCAAAAAATGGGTCAATATAAGGGATTTGGAAGACTATACTCAAATGATTTTAGATCAATGTATTTTGGCCATTGAAGCCGCCAATGCTTCCTCAGCTGGCACTAGTTACGACCAAGGTTTAGTTAGCCGTACTGTTTTTCAAAGTGTTGATGCCATCAAACAATTGGCTTTGGAGGAATAATCTATGGAAAAGTTATTAGCAAAACCAGTGGTAAAAAACAAACTTTGGAGTCTAGAAAAAAGTAATAATCACATTGGGTGTATTCAATCAGTTGACAATGGTGTGATTTTAGTAAGTGATCAAAAAAAGGAAAGATTTAGTTCACTTAAAAGTCTTGGTGACAAATACAATATTGAATTTGATTCAAGTAAACAAAAATCAAATAAATCGACAAATCAAGTTTATGATTTTCCAGTAGATTGCAAGCCTTATAATATAGTGTATGACCTAAAAAGAAAGCTGCCACTTTATACTACCCGGTCAGATAGCAAAAGCTATTACTGTGCTGGATATTATTCAATTTTTATTAACGACATTTGGACTATTCAATTTTGCCCAAAGTCCATCGTGTTGTCTAGAAATAAGTTTAATGGACCATATCATCAAGAAATAGATGCTAAAAATAGTGTAACATTGTCGCAATCTGAATGACAATTTAAATAGGATAAATAAACTAATACTATAATGATTTAAATCATGTCAAGACCAAAGCCAACAGTAATACTCGAACATCTCAATAAGGTCACATATAAAAGTGATCAAGTCTTAGATGCCGCCGGTATATATGCAGTATATTATGATGGGAAACCAATCAATCTAAAAACTCAAAACATCTTAGTCAATTACCCAGGCCCAAAATATAAAAAAAGTAGTTTTGGTAATCGTGGACATGCTGTCAATCTTTGCAAAAAACTCAATACACAATTTAAAACTGATAAATTTTCAGTTGTTTTGTTAATTGAGGGTGAAAAAATTTATCCTTAAAACAGGATGAAACTTACCCAAATTCAATGGTACTATAAATTTGGTAATTTAGAAGATAGAACTGAAAATCCAATAGATCTTTGGTTCAATCCAACCAATCCATACAGTATGAGATTGACCAAATCTGGTTGGAGACATCTTTGTCACCATCTCGATTTAATCGATTATAAGTTCACTTTAAAAGATAAAATATCTCCAAAAAATCTTCTTCAATTGGAGAGATATATTAGATTTCCATATTATGTTCAAACTCTAAGACAAATACATATATTTGATGAGTCTACGGCACTGATGTTGACATTAAATTCCAATAATTTACAAAAATATCTCAATGATTTAGAATCACAAACTTGATTTGTAAAAAAACAACACAGATAAAAATTGGTTGACGATGAGTATGTTTTTATATATAATTTGATTTTATTAACGCAATCTTTAAAAGGAATAAAATGAACGCAACTATTCTAGATGCACATTGCCGCCCAGTCGTAAATTTTGACGTAGAAAACGCAGATCATCGTGCTTGGGTTCACGAATTTAGAAAAACTGGTTCTTGGAGAAATTGCCCAGTGCTTTTTCACTCTCCCAAGGAATTAAGTGTTGTGGGACATACAACCCAGGCTTTGTTGGATTTTTATCTCAGCAACGAGTTTACTAAAATTCGAAGCAAACGATTGCTAAATACTAAAATCAAAACAGATATCTGATTTCATACTAGATATGAATAAACGCCATGTCATAGTTTTGGCAGTGCTATCTGTTTTTGGAATTGCTCCGAATCACATAGCCAATGCTAAACCAGCAAAATTATTGAACACAAAGTTGTTGCCTGGCAAATATCTGATCAATACTGGAGTTACCACCAAACATTCTAAAGAGGAAATTGAATGTTTGACAAAAAACATCTATTACGAAGCTGGAGTGGAAAATCAAGTTGGTAGATATGCTGTGGCCCAAGTCACATTGAATCGGTTAAGGTCCGGACAATGGGGAAATAACATTTGTCGTGTTGTCTATTCACCAAAACAGTTTTCTTGGACTTTGATCAAAAAACTTCCTAAACCAGATGCCAAATTGTGGCAGGAATGTTTATCAATAGCCAAAAACAGTTTAAATGGAATAGGTGTTAATGGTTTGAATCGCAGTTTATTCTACCATGCCGATTACATCAAAGCTCCAAAATGGTCCAACTATCAAAAGGTGACCACTCAAATTGGTCGACACATATTTTATGATACTGCACATGGTTGGACTGTGAATCTTAATGCCTAAATGTTGCAAAAATCATACAGATTTTGGTTGGTGATTTTGAATAATGAATGTATAATTAACGTATTGTTTAACAAAGGAGTCCTAAATGGCAACATCAGCAATCAGCGAAAATCGCACAGTTACTTCAGTAGAAGCTAGGTCAGCTTTGCTTCGTTGTTTTAAGAAACAACGCCCAGTTTTCTTGTGGGGCCCTCCAGGTATTGGTAAAAGTGAGTTAGTAGCTAGCATTGGTGAAGAACTTGGTGGCATCACATTGGATCTTCGTTTGGGGCAAACTGAACCTACAGACATCCGTGGTATTCCTTTTTATAACAAGGACATCAATAAAATGGATTGGGCGCCCCCCATTGATTTGCCAGATGAGGAATTAGCTAGTCAATATCCCATTGTTATTCTTTTCTTGGATGAAATGAATCAAGCTGCTCCGGCGGTACAGGGCGCCGCATTTCAATTGATTTTGAATCGTCGTGTTGGTAAGTATAAATTGCCCGATAACGTAGTTGTTGTGGCTGCTGGTAACCGCGAAAGTGATAAGGGCATTACATATCGCATGCCAACTCCATTGGCTAATCGTTTTGTTCACTTGGAAATGCGTCCAGACTTTGAAAGCTGGCAACAATGGGCAGTGTCAAATAAAATTCACAAAGATGTTGTGGGTTATTTGAGTTTTGCTAAACAAGATCTTTATGATTTTGATCCACGTAGTTCCAGTCGCAGTTTTGCTACACCACGTAGCTGGACCTTTGTTAGTGAACTGTTGGATGATGACTTGGATGATTCAACAAATATGGATTTGATTGCAGGCACCATTGGTGAAGGTCTCGCTGTTAAATTTGCCGCACATAGAAAAGTTTCTGGACAGATGCCAGATCCTATCGAAGTATTGCGTGGCAATGTTGCAGAACTTAAGACAAAAGAAATTAGCGCCATGTATTCATTGACTGTGAGTCTTTGTTATGAGTTGCAAGACAGTCACGTAAAACTCAGCAAGTCTGGTAAAATTGCAGAATGGCATAACCAAGCCAACAATTTCTTCAAGTTTATGATGAACAACTTTACCACTGAGCTTGTTGTTATGGGTGCCCGTGTTGCATTGACAACTTATGGATTACCTTTTGTCCCTGGAAAAATTGAAAGTTTCAATGAATTCCATGCAAAATATGGCAAATATGTGCTAGCGGCTAGCGGCAAATAAAAACAATGGGGGATTATTTCCCCCATTGACATAACTTATTTTTGGTAGTATAATAACTACATTAGATGATACATTAGAGGATTTACAATGGCATCACAAGATTCTACTCTTGCAGAAAAAAGCAAAGCAGTAACAGTTACCAATCCAAAAATTGATGCGGCAGCTCGTGATAAATTGGTAACTTCTCGAGTCGGGCTTTTGCTTAGAGCCCCGTTTTTTGGTAATTTGGCGACTCGACTAAAATTGGTTAATGCTGATGCTTGGTGTCCCACCGCAGCCACAGAAGGCAGGCATTTTTACTATAACAGTGAATTTATTACTCAATTGAGTCTTAAAGAATGTGAGTTTTTATTTGGTCATGAAGTTTTACATGTATGTTATGATCATATGGGACGCCGTGGCGATCGAGATCCACAATTATGGAATATTGCAGATGACTATTGTGTAAATGCTGATTTAATTGAACAGAGGATTGGTGAAAAAATCAATAAAGTACCAAT